CGTAAAAAAGGGAGCCTTTCGGCTCCCTTAGTTAATACTGGATAGCAACTACCCAATTAAACGCGCGATACTTTAGATAGTACGCGTTCTTTCCAACCCTAAAGCAAGGGTCTTGCTTGCTAGGCTTTAGCGCCCACTCTTTGCAATTCAGTAGTACGTATTTAGGTAACATAACAAATCCCCAAAAAAGGGAGCCTTTCGGCTCCCTATAGTGTTACTTGATAACCTTAGCGGCTTGATCTAGCAGTACTAGCAGTTCCACGCGCTCTTTAGGGTTCATCTTATATTTGCCCTTAGCATCAGCGCGGATATCAGCCGCGATAGTTTTGATCGCATCCCTAGCGTTATCAACCGACTTAGCTAGGCGTTCTGCCTCTTTAGCGTCGCGTTCTGCCTTCTTAGCGGCGGCAGTAGCATCCGCTATTTCAGAGCTGATCTCGTTGAAAGCGATCTTTTTAATGCGATCACCACCAATGCTCTCGGGGTCTCGCTTGCAATCCAAGAACAACGCGTAGTCCGCTTTATTCAGTAGCGACTTAGCAGTAGCGTGTTCGAGATCGCGGCTTGCGATATTGCGACGAATACCGCCTATCGTACCGTGGACCATGCGTTGCGCATCGGTACGCGTGATAAGCTTCAAATAGCCAGCCTTAGCCGATTCCATTGGCTTGCCTTGCCCTTTCTCAGCCTCAAGTAGCGTGATAAATCCCGCGCCGTGTACCGCCGCTAAGCCTTGCGCTACCGCCTTCTCAACCGCCTGATACACGCCTTTCACCTTAGCTGGCGCATCAGCATCAGGTTTAGCCAGCATATCCGCAGTGACACCGGATACGTAGTGCATGTGATCGTATTTCATTGCTAGATCAGCAGTGCCATTAGCAGTGAGGGTAGCAAGCGCTTTTAAAGACGCGCTCAAGTCTTTAGTGATAGTAGTCATTAGACTTACTCCAATTGGTTGATAGCTCAAGCTGTATTGCTTGAGACAGTTATAGACTACTACACATTGTGGGTTTGTCAAACTTATAACACGTAATAAGTTCAGCGCCCCAATAGGCGGCTTAGGTACTTATACGGTATGGCTAACCCACCCCTATGGGGGGCATCGCTAATAAATAATCAGGTGCGCGCACGTAGGTAATATTAATTTCCACAAACAAATTGGTTTCAAATGGTTTTCGGTGAGTTCGACCCTGCGGGTCTCACACATTGTGTACAGAAACACCCCCCTTCCTTATATATAAGTACCCACAAAAAATTTTTTGTGTACCAAAATCGGCGTGCCCACCTTGCGTAGACTAAATTACGGACTATATACTTAAGGTATCAGTCCTATGACTTGCGAAAATACGATGGCCTTAAGAATCTCTGTAGATTCCCACATACCCTTGCCGCCCACGCGGACTAAGGACACCCAGTTAGAGGGTTCACTGCCAGAAAAGGTGCGTGTACTCGCTAATACCGCCAAGTTACTCGCAGACGAAGGACTAGACATCCCCGAAGAGACACGGGATGGGGTTAAATTTGCACAGTTAGCCGCAGATTTTGCTTGTGATCCAGAAGAGGCGACCAAGAGAGTGTCAGATAAAGACCTAACAACGCTTAAACCTGCGTCATTAATACAAGCGGACGCCATACTCACGGAGTTTGGTAAGCAGGTGGTGCACAGCACTACTATGTTGAGGCATACGATCACTAATAAGCTGCTATTAGAAACTGAAAACCCCGACCCGCGTGTCCGTCTGAAGGCATTAGAGATGCTAGGTAAGATTTCGGACGTAGGGCTTTTTGCAGAAAAGACCGAGATTACCGTAACCCACCAAACCACTGATGAGCTGCGCGATGTGCTAAGAGAGAAGTTAGAAGCACTACGCGAACAAGCCTCTGAACCAGCCAAACGCCACAGTGCTTTAGATATTACCGATGCAGATTTTGACGAGATATTCGACGATCACGGAGGTGAGCTAGTGCACGACGATGATTATGACGATGTAGATACTGATGATCTGCAATCTTCCATGACTGACTTTGACGACGAAGACTAATGTCTGACCTAGGTGACTTAGACTTACAGCATGTGCTCGACAACTTAGATAAGTTCTCTGAGAACGAGATCGAAGAGATCACTAAGATTGTAGATGAGATGCACAGGCGCAACAGGGTTAAGAGTGTTCAAGACGATTTAATCACGTTTTGTAAACATATAGACCCGTCATATTTAGTCGGTAAACATCACCGGATACTTGCAAGTATGCTGATGGCTATCGAAAGCGGTGAGAAAGACCGTATTTGCGTAAATATACCGCCACGTCACGGTAAGTCTCACCTCGTGAGTACTATGTTCCCTGCATGGTTCCTAGGTAGGAACCCAGATAAGAAAGTAATGATGGTGTCGCACACAACTGACCTCGCGGTAGATTTTGGTCGTAAGGTGCGTAACTTGATAGCTATGGAGGCATATAGGGAGGTGTTCCCGACTGTGCGCCTAGCTTCGGACAGTAAATCAGCGGGGAGATGGAACACTAATGCTGGAGGAGAGTATTACGCATGTGGTATTGGCTCAAGCATTGCTGGTCGTGGTGCTGACTTGTTGCTTATCGACGATCCTCATTCTGAGCAAGATGTCATCAACGGAAACTTCGATGTTTTTGAAAAAGCCTATGAATGGTTTACTTACGGTGCTCGTACTCGTCTTATGCCCGGTGGTCGTGTGGCTATTATTCAGACGCGTTGGCATCTAGATGATCTGACAGGCCGTGTGGTTAAGGACATGGCTATGCAGGAGAAGGCTGATAAGTATGAGGTTGTCGAATTCCCTGCGATTCTTGAGTTTAAAGACAAGAAAACCAGCAAGATCACACAGAAACCGCTATGGCCTGAGTTCTTCGATTTAGCTGCGTTGGAGCGCACCAAAGCGTCAATGCCTGTGTTCCAGTGGAACGCCCAGTACCAGCAGCAGCCGACAGCCGAGGAAGCGGCAATAATTAAGCGTGAGTGGTGGCAAGAGTGGAAGAAGGAAGACCCACCGTCATGCGAGTACATTATATTGTCACTCGACGCCGCAGCAGAAACACATAACCGCGCTGACTTCACGGCCCTCACTACGTGGGGCGTGTTCTACAATGAAGAGGTGAATGAGTACCACATCATCCTGCTTAACAGCATAAAGGATCGTTTTGAGTTTCCTGAGCTAAAGAAGATGGCGATGGAGCAGTACAGCGAGTGGGAACCAGACAGCTTTATTGTGGAGAAGAAGTCAGCGGGTACAGCGTTGTATCAAGAGATGCGGCGCATGGGCATACCCGTCCAAGAATTTACTCCGCACCGAGGGTCTGGAGATAAGACCGCACGTTTGAACTCAGTATCTGATATTGTTGCATCAGGTATGGTGTGGGTGCCGCAGACACGATGGGCTGAAGAGCTGGTCGAGGAAGTAGCGGCGTTCCCGTTCGCATCACACGATGACTTGGTGGACTCTATGGTGATGGCCCTGATGAGGTTCCGTCAAGGTGGGTTCATACGATTGCCGACAGACGAGCCAGATGAGATTCAGTTCTTTAGGCAGAAACGCGGTGGATACTATTAAGAGGACGAGTAATGGCTATTGAGAAAGGCTTATATGCCGCGCCAGAAGGACTAGATGATGAACTGATGGAGATGGGTGAAGATGTTATGGACCCTACCATCACTATTACATCTGGTGAACCTGACATCATCGAGCTAGAAGACGGTGGTGTAGAGATTATCTTTGAAGATGAGACAGCGATGGGTATGGAGGCAGCTCCGTTTGACGCTAACCTCGCTGATTTCATTGATGAGGACGGGCTTGCCAGCGTTGCTACAGAGCTAGTTGAGATGTTTGAAGCTGACGTAGAGAGCCGCAAAGAGTGGGCTGATACGTTCGTTGAGGGTCTTGATGTGCTGGGCTTCAAGTACGAGCAGCGCACACAGCCTTGGGAAGGTGCATGTGGGGTGTTCTCTACCGTTCTGGCAGAAGCAGCTATCCGCTTCCAAGCTGAAACTATGTCTGAGGTGTTCCCAGCCGCTGGTCCAGTGAAAACTAAGATTCTGGGTCTAGAGACTAAAGAGAAGTTAGAAGCTGCGGAGCGTGTCCGTGCCGATATGAACTACCAGCTCACCGAAGAGATGACTGAGTACCGTCCTGAGCACGAGCGCATGTTGTACAGCTTGGGTCTGG